TAGTTTAGATAGCATTAATGCTACCACTAGTAGCATTGTTAAATATGTAAGTCAAAAAGCAGGCATTGGTGTTGGTGGCGGAGCTATTCGTGCATTAGGCTCGCCAATACGCAACGGTGATGCATATCATACTGGTGTTATTCCCTTTTACAAAATGTTCCAAGCTGCTACTCGTAGTTGCAGCCAAGGCGGTGTGCGTAATGGTGCTGCAACACTTTATTATCCAATTTGGCATTTAGAAGTTGAAGACTTATTAGTGTTAAAAAACAACAAAGGTACTGAGGATAATCGTGTGCGCCATATGGACTACGGTGTACAATTTAACAAACTAATGTATGAACGTCTATTGGGCAATGGTGATATTACATTGTTTTCACCAAATGATGTACCTGATTTGTATGATGCATTTTTTACTGATAACGATCGTTTTAAAGAACTGTACGAAATGTATGAGCGCAAAACCAGCATCCGCAAAAAGAAAATCAGTGCACATGCATTGTTCAGTGCATATGCAGGCGAAAGAAAAGATACTGGTCGAATTTATTTAATGAATGTAGATCATGCAAACGATCATGGAAGTTTTATTAAAGAACTTGCGCCTATTAAGCAAAGTAATTTGTGTTGTGAAATTAATTTACCAACTAAACCATTAAATGAAATCAATGATCCAGATGGTGAAATTGCATTGTGTACACTAAGTGCAGTCAATTGGGGAGCATTTAAGAACCCAGAGGATATGCAAAAAAGCTGTGAACTAGCAGTACGTGGGCTTGATGCACTGTTAAGCTATCAAGACTATCCAGTACTTGCTGCACAAAAAAGCACTGAGAAAAGACGCCCGCTAGGTGTTGGAATCATTAACTTAGCATATTGGTTGGCTAAAAACGATACAAATTATACCAATCCTAATCTTGAGTTAATAGATACATGGGCACAGCACTGGAGTTATTATTTGATCAAAGCTAGTGCAGACTTAGCAGCAGAACAAGGTGCTATTCCGGGCAATATGGAAACCAAATACGGACACGGTATACTGCCAGTTGACACTTACAAGAAAGAAGTAAATGAACTTGTATCACACAAAGATATTATGCCTTGGCAAGAACTACGTAAGCAACTTAAAGCTACAGGAATACGCAACAGCACATTGATGGCACTAATGCCAGCTGAAACAAGCGCCCAGATTGCTAATGCTACAAATGGCATTGAACCACCACGTAGTTTTGTTAGTCACAAGCAAAGTAAAGATGGCGTACTCAAGCAAGTGGTGCCCGAATATCGTCGCCTCAAAAACAAATATGAATTATTATGGGATCAACGTGGACCAGAAGGATACTTGAGTATTATGGCTATTCTTCAGAAGTATATAGACCAAGGCATTAGTGTAAATACTAGTTACAATCCACAATATTTTGATGATGAAAAGATACCAATGAGTGATATGTTAAAACATATAATTTCATTTTACAAATATGGCGGCAAACAACTGTATTATTTTAATACATTTGATGGTAGTGGAGAATTAGATTTTGATAAACTAAACAACAGCCAATTAGCCCCAACAGAAATAAAAGAAGAAGACTGCGATAGTTGCGTAATATAAAAAGGAAGTAAGATGAGTGTATTAAACCTAAATAAAAATAATGTCCATACTGAAGCATTGGCATTTTTAGATGATGGCGGAAGTTTGGGCTTTCAGCGATTTGACACATTAAAGTATAGACAATTTGATAAGTTAACAGACAAACAATTAGGTTTCTTTTGGCGTCCAGAAGAAGTTGATGTATTACGTGATTCAAAAGATTTTAGAGATTTAACTGACCACGAACGGCATATTTTTACTAGTAATCTAAAGCGACAAATTGTACTAGACAGTGTACAAGGACGTAGCCCTAATCTTGCCTTTTTGCCTATTGTAACATTACCTGAATTAGAAAGTTGGATTGAAACTTGGAGCTTTAGTGAAACTATTCATTCACGCAGTTACACACATATTATTCGTAATGTATATAGTAATCCAACAGAAGTCTTTGATGAAATGCTGGACATTCCTGAAATTGTAGATTGTGGCGAAGACATTAGTAAACATTATGATGATTTAATCAATAGCAGTATGTACTATCAATTATTAGGAGAAGGTACGCACACAGTTAATGGTAAAAAAGTTGTTGTAGATTTGTACGAGCTTAAAAAGCAATTATGGTTTGCACTCAACAGTGTAAATGTACTAGAAGGTGTGCGCTTTTACGTATCATTCGCATGTAGTTGGGCATTTGCTGAACTTAAAAAGATGGAAGGCAATGCTAAGATTATTAAACTTATTGCTCGAGACGAAAATCTACATCTGGCAAGCACACAGCAATTGATGAAAATTTTACCAGACGATGATCCAGATTTTGCTAAAATTCAACAAGAAACCAAACAAGAATGTATACAATTGTTTGTAGATGCAGTTGAACAAGAAAAACAATGGGCCGACTATTTGTTTAAAGATGGTTCAATGATTGGACTTAATGCCAGCTTGCTACACACATATATTGAATGGATTGCAAACAAGCGCATGAATGCAGTTGGACTTGAATCACCTTTCAAGGGTGGCAGTAATCCTTTGCCCTGGACACAAAAATGGATTGCTGGTGGAGATGTGCAAGTAGCTCCACAAGAAACTGAAATCACAAGCTACGTTATTGGCGGCACTAAACAAGATGTTGATGAAAATACATTCAACGGATTTAGTTTATAATGCTTAAAGTTTACACAAGTACAACTTGTCCTTGGTGTGAAAAAGCCAAGAGCTATCTTAAAAGTGGTAGTATTCCTTATGAAGAAATACTATTAACAGACGATAACACCGAAGCTATAGAATTTATGACCAGTAGAGGACATCGTAGTATACCTCAAATATACATTGATGACAGTTTATTTGTTGTTGGTGGCTATCAAGGATTAAGTAATCTTACATACGATGAAATAAAAGAAAAAATCGTTGAACATCAAACCACAGTTAATCAAATCAACCAATTAGGATCATTATGAATTTACAACTTGATAAAAACAGCTTATATACTTTTAAATTTATTACAGGCGAAGAAATCGTTGCCAAAGTGCTGTCAGACGATGGCGACACTATCCAAGTAACACAGCCTATCCAAACTGTAGTTAGTCAACAGGGATTGCAAATGGTTCCCAGTTTGTTTAGCTCAGATCAGGACAAAGAAGTTACCATAAATAAGACTAGTATTTGCATGATTGCAGCACCTAGGGACGATGTTAGCACAAGCTATCTTGAAGCTACAACTGGCATTGACCTAAGCAAACAAATATTGACGGAGAGTTAATGGGAAGACCTTGCGCTAGAAAAAACGAAAAAGGATTTACACATTGTAGTGGATTCAAAATTGTTAGTGCAAGCGGCAATGTTAAAGTCAACGGCCGTGGTGTTGTGCGCAAAGGCGATAGAAGCAGTGTTCATTTCAAACCAGCTGGTTTTAAATGTAGGCCACATGTAAGCAAAGTAGCTAAAGGTAGTAGATCTGTTAAAGTTAATGGAAGAAGTGTTGCTAGAAGATTTGACAAGATGAGCAGTTGTACAGCTATTGCCAGTGGTAGCTCTAATGTATTAGTTGGTGGATAAACAATGACAACCGCAGTTAGTCAAATAGCAGGAGTTGGGCTACTTCCAAATCCACCAGCAGATGTAGGCGTTGCACTTATGATTCCGCCCGATCTCACCAGTACATTAAACAGTTATAATAGCTTGACTACTGTTGCATTAATGGGCAATATTATCAACGAAGCAGCAACTCAAGCAAAAGCTGGCAATATTACATTTGCAGAATTCAACACAATTGCCACAATTGGGCAAGACAATTTTCCTGCATTAACCAATGTACTATCAAACAACGTAAGTGCATCACAGGCAGTTACAACACTAAGTGTAAGTAGTTGGAACAACAATATAGAATATATTACTGGTGACTATGTTACCAACAGCGATACATTGTTTACAGCAACTTTTAACTCACGAGGCAAAAATCCAGATTTAGAAGCAACTGAAGACGAACCAAACCCTTGGATTGTTGATGTTAATAGTTATAAACTAAGTTTGGATGTTGAATCACAAGCTGGTAATATAATAAATGTTGCAGATAATACAAAGTTTGCACAAGTATATTCGCAACTTATAAATTACATGGACAGTGTAAACGAAAGAATTAATGTAGATACAAATGCCCAACTACTTGATCAAACTTTTACACAAGTTAATGGTGGAATGAATTATGTAACAACTGGCGGAGTAAACACTGTTACTAACAATTACACTAAGTTTGCTGAAGATTTAATTAAAACTGGAAATTTAATTAATTTTGCACAAATACAAAATTTTGGATTGCCAAGTCAACTAATGGCACAAATGAGTGCTGGCAGTGGACGCAGAGTCGTTGAATTAAACGAACTAATGATAGCATCAGGTTTTACACAAAGTGAAATTAATGCTAGTGTTAGTGGCGAAACTCCATTTACTCCAAAACAAGAAAAAAGCCTTTATAATATATTATTAGGTATTACTGGTACAGTATTATCTAATATAAAAGCATTGTTAGGGCTCAGTACACCTAATATTGAAACAGCAGCAGATTTATTGGATTTAGCTTATATATTTCCAAACAGCTATCTCACACTACAATGCATATTGACAAAAGTTGGTCTAGTACCGATATATACCCAACCCTTAACAGTTAATAACCAGTTGCGAGATCAATTTGAAAACGACCCAGTAACAACACTATATTTAGGTGGTGGCCTTAACAATAGTTACACTATACTAAGTAGAATTTTACCGCCTGATGCTGCACTAGCAGTCAAAGCCTTTGCCAACAGTATTAGCCAAATAAAAAATTATACACAACTTGATACTTTTTCTTTTTCAACTGCATTAAATGCAGTAAAGGACAATAGCGATCTAGATCTGATCAACGGATTAGTAACTTTAATACCCACTAGCGTAAGTAATTTTTATGCACAGGATCTTGCACTAGGCACAGGCACAGGAAATACATTGGTACTAGATGATATGTTTGGTTGCATTACTAATATGAATGTTCAAAGCAGCTATCAAAATGCAACAACATTTATTAATAGTATAAGCAGTGAATTGTCAGATGTTGACAGTGCAATGACAAATTTATTAACAGAACTTGAAGCTGGCAATAGCCCCACTAGTCTTATTACTAGTGTTGAAAGTGCAATTGGCAATGTGGTAGCAAACAACACTAGTAATGTTGGAAACATTAATGTAGAAACACTAGCAGTTGGTAATTTAGTATATAGGAATGTATTCAATCAAAGATCTGCAGAAATGGATTGGACCGAATTGGTTAGCAATGATCAACAAAGTAGCCTGGCATTAAGTGAGGAATTAGGAGATATTGGTACTGACGCTTCGGGTTATAATACAAGCGTATTTTTCTCACGTATTGCAAATTTAAATAATCTTGGTGGCCAGGCAGTTGAAGCAAGTTTGAGAGAGGGCAAAAACCAAAACACACTTAATGATGCTGGGGTTGACCTAGACGCAGAAATACCAAACGAACTTCTTTAAAAGTTAATTAAATGGCTGTTGAATGGGCAAAAGATATTCTA